GAGCTTCTGGAGATTTATGAGCATTATGTATAGCTAACATCTCAGTTTCTCATTTAGATGCTAAACCAAATCTAGAATTAAATGATGAAAATACTGTTGAAATAGGTCATATTGGTATTAGATTTAATGATGCAACAACAGCTAAAGCTGCTGGTATAACACAGTTTTTATTACCTAATACAGAAACTGAGATGTTAGCTATACATAATGCTCATAAATCTCCAGAAGCTCTTGTAAAACGTAGATTAGCTCCTTATACATCAGAATGTCTTCAATCATCAGCTCAATTACTATCAAGTGAAATGCATTATGGTGGTGGTAGAGCTCAAATGACACAAGATTATCTTGACCAATTAAAAAATGGTGCTTTCTTATTAAAAACAGAAGAAGTATCAATATTTGATAGTGTAGAAAAATCTAATAAAAAGGTTTATAAAAATACTATTGTTACGAAGGCAGGAGCACCTCAACGTAAATTCTCTTCTATTAAAGAGTATGGATTAACTGTAGGTGATGCTCAAATCACAGATGTTGATTATGAAGATGCTGTAGACCAAAAGTTAAAGAAAATTGTTGATGCTGCTACTAAATCAGCTATTTCTAAACAAGAGTTAATGACAGCACAGCAACAAGCTATGACTGCTAAGGCTCAAGGTGAGAAAAAATTGATTGAGACTGAGTATATACAAAAAGTTCAACAAACAACAGAAGTTGTACAAGCTGAAACTAAAGTTAAACTTCAGGAACAATATAAATTAGAACAAAAAATGGCTGCTGAAGCTGCTATATTTTCTGCTCAAAAAGTTAGAACTAATGCTGATGCAGAATCATATCAAAATAGATTATTATCTAGTGCTGGTTTAAGTGCTTGGGATAAAGCTGATTTTGAAATGAAAACTAAAATTGGTGTTGCTCAAGCTTGGTCTAAAATCACATTACCTGTTACTTATATGTCTGGTAATAATGGTGGAGGAAATAGCAGTATGTTAGAAGCAATTCTAGGTGCCAAATTAATGGATAGTAAATAATCCAATAGATACTAGTACAGTTTTTTACTAATCAGCTTTTACTGTAATTTAAAAGCAGATTAATACTTCCTCTATAGCTCAGTCTGGTAGAGCACATCACTGTTAATGATGGGGTCGTTGGTTCAAATCCAACTGGGGGAGCAATTTTATTTAGTACCTTTAGCTCAGTTGATAGAGCGTCAGATTAATAATCTGAAGGTGTCGGGTTTGAAGCCCGAGGGGTCTGCCAACGAGATGGAGGTCAGTAGTTCAAATCTACTATGCACAACAAAAAACTGATAAGCCAAAGTACAAGGCTCCATGAATACCATTTCTTAAATAGATGGTAAATGTAGATATAAGTAGCATCGGGATTCTACTATCAGTTATTAATACAAAATACTAGGAAGAAAGCTAAGGGTGTAGGGCTCAATATATGAAAGGAGTTGGGAACTTGATAGCCCCGTAATCATTAAAATTCAATGATGTAACCAACCTTTTGAGAGTTGCTAATAAACTTGTAAAACTTACTTCCTCTTAGTCTACAATTGATACAATAAAATCCACAGTTCAGGTAAATGGGTCAGATAGATTTGAACTTCAATATTGCTCTCTAGCATTATTATCTACTGAAAGGGTGTATAAGCGTAGATATTCCTAGTATTTATTTTAACCTAATTATAAATTTAACTAAAAATGTTTTTCAAAATGTCAAAATCACTAAAAATAGATGAGAGTGAAGCTTTAAGGTTATATCCTACAGCTTCAAAAGAAATCCAAAGTATCTTTGAAAGTACTTTTGGTAAAGAATTTTTCAAACCTAAACTAATTACTGAAATAGTATTTGATATAGAAACCTTATGTGAATATTTAGGTGTTGATGAAGATAGTTTATTTATCTTTAATGAAAATACTAAGGTATTATCCAAACATGAAAGATTTATTAATGCTTCTAATATCTTACCTAAAGTAGCAGAAGTGTATAATGAAGGTACAATTCTTAATTGGAAGAAGACAAATGAATATAAATATTTACCATACTTAAATTTCTTTGGTGGTTCTGCTGAGGTCAGCTTCGGTGGTTGGAGCGACAGTCTGCGTGCTCCTGCTGGGTTTTACTACAAAAATGATACTTTAAGTAGGGCAGCTTATAAAAACTTTCAAAAATATTTTGAAGATTATTGGGGAGAGAAGGTCTAACAATTAGTAAAGTTCGATATACAATATTTCTTTAGTAGTTCTACTGAAGTCAACTTCAATAATTGGAACAACAATCTGAATACTCCTACTGAGTTATGCTTATTTCTAATAAAACTCGTATATCAACTGTGGCTCTAGCCAAAAAATAACTACCCTTATAAAGGCTTTGGTAGGGTAATATTATCTCGAAGAAGACTTATTAATAAGTAAAATTCTTAAGTAAAACTATTTTTATACTATGAACTGGTTCTTCGGAAATATTTAATAGTTTTACGTTCCTATGCTGAAATTGGTAAACAGGTTTGACTTAAAATCAAATGTCTAGGCTTGCAGGTTCGAGTCCTGCTAGGAACACTTAATATTTTTACCTCTATATGTTGGAGTTTGTGCATGACAATTAGGACATAATAGTCTTAAATTCTTTAGTTTATGATTATTTGGGTTACCATCTATATGGTCTAATTCTAAAGGAATTGGTTGTTTTAACCATTTTGTTAATTTACACTCTTCACACTTATGAGGTTTAATTCCTTCAGATAATATTCTTTTAGCTAGCTTAAATGTTTGATAATTAGGATAAAGTCCAGAAAGAATATCTTTTAATGGAATAGATGCTTTAGGTTTAATAGTTCCTTTACCACTTTGATTAGGAACATATAATCCAAACTTTTTAGCATACTTCCTAAAAGTTTTAAAGTTCATTGTAGTTTTGGAAGATGCTTCACTCATAGAGTTGGAATCTTTTAAAGCATTTTGAATAATGATTTTAATATTATCTGTATTGTACATATTTTTATAATTTACTAGACACAAAGGTACAAATTTCCTTTGTATTTACCAAATTATTAGTATAATATTTTAAATTATAAACACATGAAAACACTTATTGCAATAACTAGTTTATACCTTTCTATGTTACTTTTTGCTGAGAAATCTCCAAAGAGACAACCAAATGTATTTCATTCTCATATACAATGTGATACAATTTATGAGTTTGATGAGATTCAATTAGGAATGATAAATAAGGTAAGAATCAGATTGAATCTACCTATTATAAATAATCAACAATTAGATAGTTTATCACAATGAAAGAGTGTCTGCCAGATAAGCATAAAGCAAGAGACAATAAGTTTGGAATTACTTGGTGTGTAAAATGTGGAAGACTATTCACTAAACCTTCAGATAAACCTCTGCTTGAATCAGATAAATTGATTTTTAACCTAACAAAATGAAAAAACTAATGTTAATTGCATGTTTGCTATTCTCATTGAATAGTACTGCACAAAAGAAATTTAACCAGAATAATGATAATTCAGGTTTAGTACTAGCAAGTGCTGGAGCTTTATCATTTACTATTGGATTACTGGTACCAGATGGATCAGAATGGACTTACAAAAGTTATTATGATACCAAAAAGACCTATAAACCATTTTATATGAATCCTGCAAGGGATTGTATGATGGTATTTGGTGTATCTATAGCCATTGGAGGACTAAGATACAACCATTTAAACAAAACAAGATGATAAATATAGACGAAGCTAAAGAAATTAGTAAGAAAACAGAATTAGTAGATGTTCAAATGTTGGAGGTAATCCAGAGATTCATTTTTGATAAGAAAGGAGTTGTGGTAGAGATTAATAGACCTACTCATGACATTCAAATCCAAATGATGTCTATAGCATTTGAAGCAGCTGCTAAATATTATTGTACACTTTAATGATATATACGATTGGATGCAATAGACTAATTCCTTCAGATTCATTTCAAGAATCTACAGTTGAAGAATGTTTAGCATATTTTAAAGACAAGACCAGTATCCAAGTAGATACTGAGACTAAAGGTAAAGATCCACACTCTAAGAGAATTGTTTGTCTCCAATTAGGAGATAAGTATAATCAATGGGTTATTGATGTTAGAACAGTTAATATTCTCTTATTTAAAGAGCTTGTTGAATCTAAATTAGCATTAGGTCAAAATATTAAATTTGATTACAAATTCCTTAGGAAAGCTGGAATCTTGTTGAATAGATGCTGGGATACAATGTTGGCTGAAGCTGTGTTGTATTGTGGATATGAAAAATATGGTTATGGATTAGATGCTATCTGTTTTAGATACCTGAATATAACTCTAGATAAATCTACAAGGTCTAGTTTCCTTGAAATAGAATCTGAACCATTTAGTGATGAACAGATTATCTATGCTGCAAGAGACGTAATGCATTTGCATGGTGTTGCTGAAATGCAATGGAAAAAAGCAAAAGAATTAAACCTACTATATTGTATTAACCTGGAGAATGAAGTATTGAAAGCTTTAGGTGATATTGAATATAATGGAATGATACTTAACCGTGAGAAATGGTTAGCTAATACAGCTAAATTTCAAAAGGAAATTGAAATACTTGAACAAAAGCTAGATAATTTGGTTCTTGGTGAACCAAGACTAGCAAAACATGTGCCTAAATTCATACAAAGTAATTTGTTTGGATTTGAGGAACGTAGATTAAATATTAATTATGCATCACCTCTACAAATTAAAGGTATTTCTCATGATTTAGGATTTCCTATTGAAAGTACTAATGATAGAGAGTTAAGTAAGCTGGTTAAAAGAGATGGTAAAGGTGAGGTTACATGGTCAGCCCATGAATTTTTTGCCATTCTACAAGATTATAGAGAAAATGCTAAGGTAATTAGTACTTATGGTGAAGGATTTCTGAACTATATAAATAAGACTACTAATAAGGTCCATACAAGCTTCTGGCAGGTTCTAAATACTGGTAGAGTAAGTAGTGGCTCAAAAGATGATAATGCTCCTAATCTTCAGAATTTACCCGCTAAAAACGATTTTAGGAATTGCTTTGAGGCAAGACCTGGATTCTTATGGGTATCAATTGATTATTCTGGTCAGGAGTTAAATCTAATGGCGGACGGATCAAGTGAAGATGGATTTATTGATGTATTGAATAGAGGAGAAGATCTTCATTGTTATGCTGGTAGTATGATGTTTAAAAAGACTATCACTAAGGCAGATAAGAAGGAAAGGGATAAGGCTAAAACTATTAACTTTGGTAAGCCATATGGTATGGGACCACCAAAATTAGCAGATACATTAGGCATTTCATTAGAAGAGGCTGACCAGTTATTCAAGGAGTATGCAATTGCATTTCCTAAATTGAATAGATGGTTGGATACACAAGGTAGATTTGCTAAGTTAAATGGTTATTCATTAACTTTTGCTCCTTGTTACAGAAGAAGATTTTATCCTGAGATGGCTCAAGCTAAAGAAGCTAGGTTACTTGTCAAGGATATAGCTAAAGGAACTCCTGAGGCTAAAGAACTTTGGAAGAAGATTCTCACTATTGAAGGTCAAACTGAAAGGAATGGTATGAATCACCCTATTCAGGGATCTGGTGCAGATATTACTAAGGAAGCTTTAGTTGGAGTAAGAGAACTTATCATTAGATATAACTCTGAAGCTGGGGAAGAAGTTGCCTATCTTTTATGTACTGTGCATGATGCTATTGATGTTGAAGTGAGAGAGGATCTAGCAGAGCTATTTGCTAAAGAGATGGAGGATATTATGGTAGCATGTGGTAACAAGTATGTTACAAAAGTAAATATGAAGGTAGACACAACTATTACTAAAATGTGGCAGAAATGATAAGCTTAAATAAGAAAAAAACAGTTTTGACAATTGAGTTTAATCCTCTAACAGATGATTTACAAGGTTGTAATACAAAACTAGCTAATATACATCCTATTATATCCATCTTTAAACATGAAGGTGGATATAGGTTGGTGGATTCAAAAGGAAAATTTCACTTACTAAATAAACAGTTAAAAATCAAACTATGAGCCAATGAATAGATTTTATGTAGGACAAAAGCTGCGTTGCTTAAATAATTATGGATGGTGTCACGATCATTTTGAACATATAGAGTTGCCAGGTCCTAATCATAATGAGGAGGTAACTTGTATTGGTTATGCTAAAGAAGGTTATGTGTTACTAAAAGAACATGCTTATGATCCTAGTGGATTTACAGAATCTGAATTTGAGCCAATTGAAGAATTAAAATTACCTCTAATCTCTTATTCTAAGGTTTTAGAAAAGGAAAGAGAACTAGTTGGAGTGAATTAAATTATTATAATCTAACTTTATGAAACACACTAAAAAATTAACACCCGATGAACTAGAGATGGCAGTCAGTATTCTTTATGCTCACTATGGGAAATATTTTGTAGAGACAGCTGAAGATTTAGCCAAAGAAGTTAGTGAACAATTTGATTGTAATTGTACTGACAACGAAGTTTACAAATATGTAAATGTAAGAACTCCTGAAGAAGAAGATACCTACTTTATATATAAAAATATAATGCAATGAAATTATTAATAACATTTATTGGATTATGTATATTAGCTTTATTAAAGTTTGATGTACATATTAGAAAAAATTGGGATGGTGTCTATTTAGTATGGAAAAGTATTAAACAAGACCTTATCTCAGGAGAATATTACGAAATTTACTTATCTAAAAAAATTTGGAACTATGAATCACATGACTAGAGATAATAATACTCCTGATGATGAAAAGGAGGAAATGATGGAATGTCCTCATTGTTTAGGTTCAAAAGAAGAATATGAATCTACAGATGAGGAAGGATTAACAGGTAAAATGATTACTTGTAGAGTTTGTGATGGTCATGGTGAAATACCTAGACAAGACGGCTATACAGCAACATTAGACTTTATGGATGATGAAGCAGATAATTCAAGAGATAATTATATGTTAGATGACGATAATTAAATGAAAATTGAAATTGATACAGATGTAATAAGTAAATTAGAAATCTCAATTAGTGAGTATATTCTGATTTATTTATTATATCACGATTGTAAAGAAAAAATTGTAGTTACAGCTGAGATGATTCTCAATTTGGAAACTAAGGGTTTTGTTAAAGACTTACCAGAAGGTATAATTTTAAGAAAAAAAGCAATAGATTTGTTTAATACATCTGTTCCTATTAAAACTAAAAGTTTAGAGGAATTTGTTGATAATTATAGAAGTTTATTTCCATCTGGTGTTAAATCAGGTAACAGATTAGTTAAAGGAGATAGATATGGTTGTTTAAATAAATTTAAAACCTTTAATTTAAAATATCCTGAATATAGTAAAGAAGATATTCTTGAAGCTACAAAAGTTTATGTTGACTTATGTAGAAAAAGAAATTATGACAAAATGACTTCTGCAGATTATTTTATTGAAAAAGATAAAATAAGCATGTTGGCTAGTTATTGTGAAGATATAAAAGAAAGAGGAGTACAAGTAGTCAAAGAAACTGGAAGTGTTGGTAGAACGAAAGGAATTTAATGGATTTAAGAGAAAGAATTAAAGCAGGATTAGCTGGAGACTATAAAGGTCTTTCTAATGGTTTAGATAGGATTAATAGGTTTATTTTTGGTATTCAAAAGAAATGTTATTATTTACTTGGTGGTCAATCTGGAACATTCAAAACTACTCTTGCAGATTTTATGTTAATCAGTGCTCTTATAGATGCTGAAAAACAAGGTATTAAAATGAATGTTTATTATTATTCTTTTGAGATTGATGAAATCACTAAGAAATGTAATTGGCTTTCAAATATTGCTTATATTAAACATAAAAAATCTATTCCTCCTGAAGTTATAAAAGGTTTAGGAGATAATAGGTTAACTCCAGAACAACAAATTATTATAGATTCTTGTATTGAAGATTTAGAAATATTATGGGCTAAAATTAAATTTGTATTTAGACCTACTAATCCAACTGGAGTTTACAATGATTTGTGGAAAGAAATTGGTTCAAGAGGTAAATTTGAATATGAAGATTATATTAATGATAAGAATGAACCTAAAAAAAGAGTTATTAAGTTTACACTTAATGATGAACAAGAGGTTAACTTATTAGTTATAGACCATTTGTATTTACTTAAAAAAGAGAGAGGATTCTCTCCAAAAGAGTTTATGGATAAAATGTCTGAATATAATGTTGAATTAAGAAACACTCTAGGAATGAGTTCTATTATTGTTCAACAATTTAATCAGGGATTATCTAGTGTAGAAAGGCAAAAGTTTAAGGGAGCTGATTTAAGTCCAGCTCAAGGAGATTTTAGAGATTCAACCAATCCATATCAGGATGCTGATGTAGTATTAGGTATTATGAATCCAGGGAAGTTGGATATGGAAGAATGTATGGGTTATGATTTAAATACAATTGATAATATGATATTATTAAAGATAATTAAAAATAGATTATCTTCAGATAATATAGCAATAGGATTACAAGCTAATCCAAAAGCAGGAAACTTTATTGAATTACCTCCCGCTAATGAAATTGATTATTCTAAATTTAAAATATAAATGGGTGAAAATAATGATGAACCTCAAGCAGGTTTAAGATTTAATGAGGGTAAGTTAAGATATGATTTAATGCATCCTAAAGCTATTGATGGCTTAGTACAAGTACTAACTAAAGGTAGTATCAAATATGCTCCTAGAAATTGGGAAAAAGGTATGTCTTGGACTACTGTAATAGCAAGTTTAAAAAGACATTTGGCTGCTATTGAAAGAGGTGAGGATTATGACCCTGAAACAGGATTATTACATGCTGACCATGTTCAATGTAATGCACATTTCTTGTCAGCTTACTATAGTATAGCTCCTCAATATGATGATAGAGCTCATTCTTATTTAAACACTAAGAAGATAGGATTAGATATTGATGAAGTTATATGTGATTGGGTTGGTTATTGGTGTGAACATCATAATATGACAGTTCCTGAGAATTGGCATTTTGATTATAATATTCAAGCTAAATTTGAAGCATTAAAAGATAATAAAGAATTTTGGTTAAATATTCCTCCCAAAATTAAACCTTCAGATATTCCTTTTGAACCTCACTGTTATATAACTAGCAGAAGTATTCCAAAAGAATGGACTGAAGAATGGTTAGCTAAATATGGATTTCCTCAAACTAAAGTTTATTCTATAGGTTTTGGAGAATCAAAAGTAGCTATTGCCAAAGAATCAGGAATAGAACTTTTTGTTGATGATAGATTTGATAATTTTGTTGAACTTAATAAAGCAGGTATCTGTACCTATTTATTAGATGCTAAACATAATCATAGATATGATGTAGGACACAAAAGAATTTTTAGTTTGAAAGATTTAATAAATAAATAAATAATATGCAAGACGAGAATAAAGATGTTACTAATGAAGTAGCTGAAACAGTACAAGAAGAGGTTCAACCAATGCAATTTGAAGTTGAAGGACCAGGTAATCCTCCTCCAGTAGAAGTAAAATTAATTACTAATCCACAAGAAAGAATGGATGCAATGTATGAATTGCAACTTTTAAATAATTTAATTAATACTTATTATTTCTTACCAAAACTTGATAAAGGTAATGGTGGAACACAACAGCAGAAGATTACTTCTAGTGTTCAATTAAACTACTTTGGTAGTGTACAATTGAATGAATGGGGTGCTAAGATTATTGAATTGTCAGCAAGATTAGGA